CTTATAATAGTTCTCTCTGTTTCATTATTTCCTACTGTTAATCCTTTTCCTTTAAAAGATATAATACCTTTTTTTACTAAAATAATAAGTATAATAAGAGTAATAAAGAAAAATATAAAACTTTTCCAACTATTTGGGTTGTTTAAAATACTTGCAAGCCATTCCATTTCTAATAGTTCTCCCTATAAAATAAAAGTGGGCTTTTACACCCACTTTTTTATTATCGCTTATTTATACCTTATGCTGAAAGTCCAACAGGATTTGCACCATAGAAAAGACCAACACCACAGTTAGATGGGTTTGTAATAGCGAAACAACCAAAGAGCATCAATGAAACTTCTGAAGCTGGGCCATTTACATCACTCTGACCAGGAGCAACATTAATATAGTCATCAATGATGAGCTTATATGGGTCATTTTCTTTACCGTTGTTTTCATCACTCATTGGGTCTGGTTTTCCAGGATTATTACCTGCAACACCGTCATTTACTTTATCTACGTTTGTAAGTGTGTTAAACTCTACTGATGTAGAATCCAAGATATAGAATACACCTTTTGGACAATATGGATCATCAATGATGTTTTCTACAAAGTTTGTAGAGAATGAAGCACTAAATGAGTCAAATCCAAGAGCTGCCTTTTTAGATTCTTTTGTAGAAGTCTGTGTGAAGTATGTGTTAGCAGCAGTGATTTCTTTTGAAACTTCAAGCCAGTCTTCATCATTCATAATAATCATATCTGCCAAAGAACCCTGACGTCTTACTTTCATAAGAAGTGCCTGGATAGCATCAACTTTCTTAGCAGTAGAACTTGTTTCTTCATAGAAAGCACCAGCAAGTCTTTCTGCTGCAGAAGAACGATTTACACCAAAGAAAGGTTTAGCAATATACTGTGTCCAAGGAGCACCAGTTCTTTTTGCAATAATAGGCAACCAACCACCTAATCCTACTGGAAGCAATGGAGCACCACTTGCGTCAATAGAACCACCAAGACAAATAACGTCTGATGCAGCAGTTGTGTAAGTTGTATCTGGAATAACTTTTACTTTCAAACCATTAATAGCCTGAACTGAAAGAGTTGTTTTAATAGATGAAGCATCACCAGCAACAGAAGTTTTTATTACGAGTTCTGAGCCAACGTCAATCTTCATAATAGCATCTGGAGTCATTGTGATTTCATCTGCAACACTTGCTGTAAGTGCAACACCGTCTGGGGCAAAACAAAGTTCTCCATAACCAGAACCAAATAATGAAGCAGCGAGAGTTTTTCTAAAACCTTCTGATGCAGCAAACATTTTTGCACCAGCAACTTTCATATAAGCACCACGCTGTGTTTGTGAAGCCTGAACTTCTTTTGCGTTCATATTATAAACACTGAAAACCTGTCCTGGTTCTACTGCAAACTCTACATTTTTTGAAACTGTTGCAGCAAGTGCTTTTGCTTTTGTGAAGTCACCAGCAACTGCTCCACCACGTCCATACATTGCTGAAAAGTTGTAAGATTTACCTTCAATACGATTTTTAGCAAGTTTTTTGAGTGTAGGTGAGTTTCTAAACATCAAGTTCTCTACACCGTCTTTGTAATACACTTTAAGAAGTGCTTTAATGTTATCATTAGCTGTAATAGCCATATTCTATTTTCTCCTATATTATTTTTTATTTTAACATTTTTTCAAGTTCTTTCTCATAAGCAGCCATTTCTTCTGGATCTGTTTCTTCTTCCATATCTTCCGAAATAACTTCTTCTGTTTCAAGTTCTTGTTCTTTTCCATCAACTTCAACAGTTGTTTCACCAGTTTTACCGTCTTGTGTAACAGTTACTTCTGCATCTGCTGGAGCACCAATAGCCTCTCTAATACTATTAAGTTGTTCATCAATAACTTTTTTAAGTTCATCAACGAAAACATTTGCTTCTGGTTTATCACCTTCAATAGCATTATATCCATCATAGGCTTGCTTCATTACATCAAAATCTTCACCCTCAATAGGACGAAGTTTTTCATTATAACCTTCTAATGGTGAGCCATATTTCTCTGTAAAATCTGCCAAACCTGCATTATAGATTTGTTCATCAAGTGCTTGTTTAGCAGGAGTTAATACTTCATCAAAAACTAAACGATTTAAGTCATCTGATTTTTCCATAAGAGCTTTAATCATTTCATCTTGTGAATCAACTCTTTCAATAAGAGCATTAATGGCGTCACGATAAGAAGCTAAGATTTCATTAAGTCTTGTATCTTCCATCTTAACACTATTCTCCATTGTTTTATTTATTAGTTATTTTTTACATTCTATCTAACATATCTGCGTCTGCCCAGCCAATGTCATAATCTTCTTTTTCTTCTTCTCTATCTGTTACTTTACCAGAAAAGTTTTCTTCATTTTGATTATCTTCATCTGCCTGCTTTTGCCAGTCTGTTGGTAGTGTATCAACTTTTTCATAAAGTTTGCACAACTTATTTATATCTTCTTTATTCTTTTCTTTGTTAGCTGAAGTTAATGACAATAAAGTATTAATGATTTCTTCTTTCAACAACTCAAATGGAACATATGCTGGTATATCAAAATCATCATTTTCAACACAGTTTTTAATAACTTCCATTACTGCTTCAATAGCATTATTTGCCAAAGAATAACCCATTTCAAGGTCTGGTATTTGCATTAGCTGACTTATTCTTGCAGCTGGAATAACACCTGCTGTTGCCAACTGTTGCAACTGTTGTAGTTTAGTAGATGGGTCTTTTGAAAGATTATCTGCACCACTAAACTGTATGTTCATATTGTCTGCTTCTCTTAATACATCACTCCATTTAATACTACATCTATATTTAGAGCTTGGCAAAACTTCTGAGTCTTTATCAAAGATTTTAATACAAGTTTTTGCTATATCTACATATGCTCTAATAACTTGATTAAGTTGTGTTTCAAATCTGTCTGCTTCAATGTCTTCTGCTGTTGCAATAGCAATACCAGAGTTTAATCCAGTAGGTTTTCTACTTGTTGCAGATAACTGACTAACACCAACAATGTCATATGCTTTTTGTATTAAACTATCCAATAATGTCATATACTGTCCGTCAATAAATGCTGGCGTAGAAGTAATAACTGGAACTCCACCACTTGCTTGTGGCTTATATGTAATAACATTACCAACTCTATTATTAAGCTGTTGTGCTTTAATAGATGAGCCATCTGGAACAAAGAAAGTATTTGCTGGATTTATTTGTGAAGCGTCTTTAATCTTTGCCATTAAAATGTTTATTTCTTGCTGTATATTTATCAACATATCAACAACAGAAATAGAAACATTACCAAGTATTGGATTTTTATAATGTAAGAAAATAAATGGAATAGCTTGTTTATCCCATTCTTCTGCTAATACAAATGAGCCATTTGCAGTATATGCTTTTGTTTTATTAAAAGTGTCATAATAAATACCAAAATCAACAAAATCTAAGTTTTTATTTTTAAACTTTGTTAATACTTTTTCTGGCAAACAAGTTATTGGAAAATCTTTTTGCTCATAATAACACTTTGTTATATTTTTATAGTTTGCTTCACTTGGACTAACATATACTTGAAAAGGTAATGCTCTTCTAACAGTTGCAGTTTCTTCATCAACATATATTACACCAGTATCAAAAATACAAGCATCTCTAAAAGCGTCTGAAACAGTTTTATTTACTCCCTGCTCATCAAACATTATATCAAAAAAGTGTTGTGTTTGTTTTACTGTTTGAATGTCTTTAAAAGTTCCATTAATAGTTGTAAAAAATGGTCTAACTTTACTTTCTGCTATTTTTGCGTGTAATGTATCAATACAAGAAGCAATGATATTAAGCTGTGGATTTGGAGTAGTATCTTCTTCTTCACCTTGTTCTAATCCATTAATATAACCTAATACCATTGGATTTTTTATATTTTCTAATGAGGCTGTTTTAGTCGCATTATACCAACGAAAGTTTCTTCTGTATTTCCAGTTTCTGCTACCAGAAAAACTTTTAAGTTGGGATATATTATTTAAGATTTTATCTCTCTTTAACATTTCTATATTTTCCTATATTTTTATTTATTAGTTAAACCACCTTATTTAAAAGGTGGTTTTTATAGGTTACATTGTTTTACCCCAACCTTGTTTTGGTGCTTGACCAGGCATACCAGGATTTGAAGAAGGTATCTTTGAAGCCAAAGCACTTAAAACATTATTCTGCATAGAAAGTTTTGTTTCATTTTTTATTGTGTCATTGTCTTCTTTTTTGTCTTTGTTTAAATCAACATTATAGTTTAGTTTCATTTTTTATTTTCTCCCTTTTTGTCTTCCTGGAATAAAAATATCAACAATAGAAGTAACAGCATCAACAGTGCTAGCTCCAGCAGCAGCATAAGTATTAACAATGTCAGCAACTTTTTGCTCTATCTCTTTTTCTTTTTCTTTTTCTAAATATTTGTTTTCAATCTTTGCTTTTTCAATGTCTTCAATAAGCTGTTTATTTTCAAGAACAACCGCTTCTATTTCTGCTGTCATTGTAGCTCTATCTTTTTCATTCTTTAACTTAATAGAATCAAGCTGCGCAAATAACAAATCATTATTTGCTTTTATACCAGCAAGTTTTAGGTCTATTTCCATTTTTGATTTCTGTGCTGCATATTTTTCAGCGTCTGTTTTAGCAAACTTTAGCTCCATTTCAGATTCTCTATATGATGCAACAAGATATGCTGCACTATTTGGATCAGAAACACCTGTTGCTATTATATAGCCAATATATTTATTCTTTTCTTCTTCTGGCAGATTTTCTA